TGTCTGAAGCAAGTGATATTATCAATCGAATGAAAGATATGCCAGGTATGGGTGACATTCAATCCATGTTAAAAAAAATGGGCATGTCAAAAGGAATGGGTGGAGGTAAATTCGATTTTAATGCAATGGAAAGTAAATTAAATCAGAACATGAAACAAGCACAAATGAGAGAAAAGATGAAAGAAAAAGCTGAAATTAAAAAGACTCAAGCTCAACAGGCACAAGCACAAACACAAGCAGATATTCATACACGTACTCAAAACTTCAATCCTGTACCTGATGAACAATTATTTAATATGTTTAGTAATCAAGTATCATCCAATTCAAATAATGTCCCCAATGGAGAGAAAAAGAAGAAAAAAAAGAAGAAGAATTAGAATTAGAATTAGAATTAGAATGTTTCACACTACACAATAGAAAAAATATAAGTAAAAAATATAAGTAATATTGTAAAATATAAATATTATTATACAATATAAATAGAATAGTAAACATATAAAATGTCAGGAAACCGAGTTGTTTTTAATGATAATAACAATACTATTAAAGAAATTGATATTGATGTATGGGTTAATAATCCAACTATTTTATTAGATAAAAATACTATATTTGAGATATGGCCAACCCAACAAATGTGTTATGAAAGAAAGATAAATGCTATGTCAAGATTAATTATACTTTTAACTATTTTAGGATTTATTTTAACCAGATCTATGAAAATAGTCATAATTGGATTTATCACATTAATTGTAATTTATTTATTTTATTATCAAAATTGGTATAAGCATAAAAAAAACAATAAAGAGGGTTTCGAATTGTCTGATGATGATTACAATCCAGTGGTTAATGTTAATACAGCAAATTCGACAAATTCAACAAATGAAGATAATAACGCAAACAACGGCAACAACAATTGCGACAGTGAAAATGGGATTCCTTTAAAAGACTTTGTAAAAGACAATTATCAACGAAGTACAAAAACAAACCCATTGGGTAATATGCTTTTAACTGACATAATGGACAATCCAGATAGACCATCCGCTTCTCCTAGTTTTAATCCTTCTGTATCGAGTGATATTAGAAATAATGTTAAAAAAATGGTCCAAATGTTGAATCCTGGTATTAAATGTTCTGATAAACAATTATTTAATAATTTATATGATAACTTTGATTTAGATCAATCAAATCGTGTATTTAATGCAACCGCAAATACAAGAGTAGGAAACGACCAAGGTGCATTTGCACAGTGGTTATATAGTGATATGAAATATAGTGCAAAAGAAAATACTCCTGAGGGCGCTATTGCACGTGTTCAAGATACTGCAACTGCTAGATTCATTGAACCTATATCTTCTACATTTCCTAATAGATAATAACTGAAATTTAAAACTGAAATAATAAAATGTATTTTTAAATATTTTTCTATTAATTTATATTATAATATTACTATAAATTAAAATAATCATCCATCATATTATATATGTCATATTCAAGCTCTAATTATGTTTTTGATAATATGTCAAGAATTGGCAATGATTCATGTTGTGTCGATCAAAACACAATACAAAGTTTAGAAGCATGTAATTATACTCTAGAAAATTATTTCACTGCCGATTGTTCAATGAAAAATCCTATTTCGTTAGCAACATCTCAACCATGTGTTAATTACAAGGGTGGATATAATGTAGCAGTAGGTGGTTGCAATATTAACGATAATTCAAAATTATTGATTGGTACTATTCAAACTCATCCAAAATGCAGATTGGATTTATTTCATCGTCCTTTTGCTACGGTTCCATATTTAGGAAGAGGTAGTGTTGACCCAGTTATGGAATCACAAATCCAACAAGGTGATTATGGTACAAATAAAAAGAGTGTATCTAATTTAGGTGAATTTAGTTATTACAATCAATACGTTAATGTTCCACTAGTACCAAATGTTAAAAGTAAAATGAACAATCCATCTTATTGTGTAGAAGGTGTTGCATCAGAAGGTTGGATTCGTGGTGGTGTTCCTTCGAGAGAACTAACAAGAGACCAAGATTTTGTTGTTGAAAACGATAAAACCAGCTCGGCATATGGTAATAACAATGTTTATTCAATGAATGTAAATTCCAGTGTTAATTCTTATAGTTCACTGTAAAAAGTTCATTCATTGTAAAAAAATAATAATATTATATAATAATTATATCTATTATATAATAGTACCAAGTACAAAATATAAAATACAAAATACAAAACATATATATATGGCATCTACAAGAAATAAAAATACCAGAGGAAATTATTGTTTAGAAGAAATTTCAAACGCAAACAGTAGAACATATACTATTTATAAAAATTCTGGGTATGGTGAAGCATATAATACACAATTGCCAGGGAATGGGCTTAACCCTGCTCAAATACCATGGAACAAATTATCCTATAACGCTGTTGATATTGAATCCTTTTTATTTGGCGTAAATTCAACCAATTTAGTGGAACCAAAAGCGCCATGTTTAACCCCAGAATTAAAAGTATTATCATCTGCTAATTTGTATGAAAATGAACCTACTTATGTACCAGAGCCACTAGTAGTTGAAAATAATCAACGCCCATTCCCAGTGCCTTAATATCTTCAGACAAATCAAAAATATAATCTAATGAATATATAACATTATATTATATAGTTATATTTATGCGTTCTTATAAAAAAAAACACCCATCAAAAAAATATAGTAAAACTATGAAATATAGAAAAGGGGGTGGAATGTTTGATTGGTTTTCATCAAAAAAAACTACTGAAACAGCCCCTAATTCTACAAATAACAACGAAGCCAACACCAACACTAATAAAAACACAGATGGTTTAGTTAAAATATCTTACAAAAATAAACCTATAAATTGTGAAGTATGTGAAGAAAACAAGTATAAAGAAATATTTGTATCAGTAAATCGTTCCAAAACGTTTGATGTTGCTTCTACTTTTCTTGGCCTTGGTAATGTAAATGCAAGTGCATCACATCCTCTTACCATGTATTTATGTCGTACTTGCAATAATTGTAGATTTTTCTATACAAAATCATCATTAAATGATTATAATAAAGTTATTACTACAGTACCAATTCAAATGTAAATATTTAATATTCCGGTGTATGTTTTTTGAATAAACATCCATGTGAATCAAGTCCTGTTACTTCATTTGTAATGATGTCTGGATTTTGAAAGGTACAATTGGACATCCATATCTTTATAATACAAAAGTTTTTTTTAGGAGAAATAGTAATTCCATTCACACTAGCAACAAATGATTCGCTTGTACTTATTGTATTACCAACTAATGCATAAGTAAATTCACGCCACACATCATAAACATTTTTGTTGATTACTTTATAAGAGAAACATCCACCATTTCTGTTTTTGACATCTTCCCAGATTGGTTTAATTCCTTCACGCATTATAAACAACATGCAATTTTTTACCAATATTTCTGGAAGAGTTTCTGTTATTGTAATTGCTTCTTCCACGGAAGACATAGTAAAAATGTTTTTATAACTTTTAGGTGTCCAATCAGTATCGTGAGGTAAATGTGCCCATAAAGTCCAACTATCTCCAAGTTTATGATGTTCTGATTTCATTGTATTGCTAATGGTAGTATTTGGAATTACCATTTATATATAAAGTTATTCAATTTTTTTTATATCATTTACGATTATTATATATTCTATGCTAAATATATAGGATATATTAGTAGGATTTTTATTAGATATCATGAGTCAAAGAAGAAGCACGGAAAGAAGCACGAGAAGAAGCAGAAGCAGATCGAGAGATAGGGATAGTAGAGAGAAAAGCGTAGAATCAGATAATTTTGAATCAATATCAATACCATTAGACAAGTCTAGTTCACCTCGTAGTAGTCGCGTAAGACGTACAACTCAAAAATATCATGATGAATCAGTATCACCTCGTAGTAGTCGCGTAAGACGTACAACTCAACAATATCAACCTGAATCAGTATCACCTCGTACTAGTCGAATAACAGGTAGAACTCAACATCGTAGCACAAGTCAACCAGCACCAAAATCAAGTATGGAAATGTTTCTATCTGAATCACACAATAATGATGAAAAAGATTTGAAGACTTCTAGTATTCACAACGAACGTGAAGATGAAAAATATAAAATGGTTTTTACCATTGGACGAATGAACCCACCTACCTCCGGGCATATGGGACTAATATCTGTATTAATGGGATTGGCTCGGAAAAATAATCTAGATAATATTGGAATTGTATTATCTCCATCGGAAGATAATAAAAATCCTCTTTCATGTGATAGAAAAAAAGAGTATATAATGGAAATGATTTCTAACATGTCTAACATTAGACCGAATATCATTTGTAAAGAAACAGGATTCCCTATGTCAAATATATATGAATTATTAAAAATATCTGGTCTTGATAACAATAGTAAAATGTTATTAATCATTGGCGAAGATCGTGCTAATGCATTTAATTGGTTAAAGAATTACTTTCCAAACTTAGATATACGTGCGTTATCTAGACCTGAAGGAGCTATGTCTGCCACAAAAATTAGAGGTTTTGTTTCTGCTGAAAACAAAAACGCGTTCAATGAAGCTTATGCTGGTATATTACAACCAAATAGAATTGAAGAATTATACAATGATATTTCTTTGGGGTTAGAAAAGTATGCAAAACCATCTACTAAAAAATCCCAAAAACGAGGAGGTAGAAAAACTAAATCAAAAAGCAAAAAATCTAAAAAGCGAAGAACTATTCGTCGCTAGAAGATTCAATAGACGATGCAATAGACGATTCAATGGATTTTTCTCTGCTTGTATGTGACAAACATTCATCTTCATTTTCGACAAAATTATTCCTTGTACCTAATATGTCAATATTTTTAATTTCATATGTATTTTCATATAAATGGATATATTGTTCATCCAAATTCATATCAATCATTTTCACCGCGTTATCAATAAATCGTACCTGACATCCATTCAGATGTTTAATGTTTATTATTTGATCTGAGTAATAATGATTCACAAAATGCAATAAAAATTTTTTGTCGATTCTATTTCCATCTATCAAAAAATTGTGGTTTGATGTTGAAAGATGTAAATCTACTAAAGTTTCATCATCTTTCTTTAAAAAAGGAATGGATAACTGAAAAACCATGAATTTTACTGCGGAAGGAATCATATCAATACTATCAACATCCACTTCCATGCAATCATTCAGACTATTCACATCTTCTTTTTGTATTATTTTTTTATGTTTTGTAGATTCATTCGATAAAATAATAAAATCATACGTCTCTTCGTTAATCAAATGTTTATTTAATGAAACAGTTTTGTTTATAACATCACCATTTTTAATATATTCAAATATATAGGTGTTAGTTGGTTTTTCTGGAATGTTTAATACCTTGTATATGATTTTTTGTATATTTTCTTCATAATTTGTGTAAAGGTTTAATTTTTCTTTGATTTGTTTGCATGTTATTTGTAATTTACTGTATAAAACAATAACATCATAACTGAAATTGAATATCAAATTATTAAATTTGTCTGTCACAGAGTTATCATTCATGGTTTCAAATACGCGAATCGATAAATACGACAACAAAAAATAAAAAACTGTGTTCGGTAAGTAATGGAAACTGAATCTTATAAATTCTAACGATAAAATTGCAATTAAAAACGAACCACCATACATGCTTACTGTCTTTACATTTGTACTTTTAACAGCATTCGATAGATTGTTTATCATATTTTTATACTCGGACATAGGTTATAATTTTTATACGACTACTATTTTTATATTGTTTATATATATATTTTTCATTCAAAAAATAACATAGACATATACAGTGATAACAATATAAAATTGAACGTTTTATATTGTTGAAATACATACTATACAACAA